TTGCGGAATATACCCGGTTGATGCCCACACAATGCCGGAACCCTGAGCATTACTACCAATCCAGAATACCGTATTTCCGTTTGATGCCGTACTATACGGAGCGCTTGTCCCATTGTCGAAAAAAGCGCCCTGTATACGCTGATACGGCCGGTCACTGTCTCCGGTATCGTAAAAAACTTCAGTAGAAAGTTCACCAAAAAGCCATAGCTGATTATTTGCCTTTTCGATCGAAAGTAATTTGTCGGCATAACCTTCAGCGGATGCCACGGCTCCCGACCATGTTTTGCCGTCAAATAAATCCGACCAGTATAAATTAAATTGGTTAGAATCATTTTTGTTTACTATAAACCTGCCATTTATAAATTGAACATGCGAACAATTACCGGGAAACCCTTCAGAAGTTATCATCTCCAAGGTATTTGATTCAAATGAATAAATATAGCCATAAATACCATCAACGATAATAAGCTCAACACCATTGTCTGCCATATTTATAACGCCGTCATACGTTTTTATTCTACCGCGCAGATCATAGCTTCCATCTTTATAAAGTTCGTACAAGCAGTCTCCCGATACGGTAAAAGCTCTTCCAATACTGGTACCAAACAAGCACCGTATATAAGGGTTATCTTCAATTTCCCATGCCAATAAACAGCCAGGAGTAGGAACAAGAGATATTGCATTCTTCGAGTCTTTATTAGCATATTCGGGATACCAGTTTATGCACTCCTGCATATCGACAAGGCGGCTTCTTGCGTGGTGCATCCCGGAAACGAATCCACTAAAGACCATTATACCACAACTCCAGATTCTTGACTGGTAGCCTGTTCATTGAGATATTTTAGAAAATTACCCGGTTGCTTATACGTCCCGATATGCAAAAAGTTTATTGTCGGATCACAATACACCTTTATTCCGGCCTCATTGCATATCTTGCAAAAGTATACATCCTCCCCGTATGTTTGGTTATCAAGACTATCATACACTTTTTCAATATCCATGGAACCAGCACCCCCTCCACGGAGTAGCTTGATCTCTTTAACGAGTCTTTCAACGGCGGCTTCATACATTGGAAGCTGTCCGGTTCCGAAAAACTGTAATTCACCTTCATTATCTACCTTGTATGGGTATTTTCTTTTTAGTATATCAAAAACGTCTCGTCTTATCCGCATCATACCGGTCGGGATATGCTCGCATTCGATAAGCTGAAGTTCATTATTTATTATTGCATTATTGTTTTCATCTGCTTTTGGCTTTAATGGGTAACCCTGCTTACCCTGAAAGCGGTAAGGGTATGCACCACCAATTACCTGAACGTCCCTTGACATGAGCTTTAAAAACGCATCACTATCAAAAGACAGGTCATTGTCCACAAATATTATATCGGTGTAACCACTTTTCAAGAATTCGACTACAAGTTTGTTTCTCGTTAAATCGATGTACGGGTCGCCAAGCCGAAACAAGAGCGTACTCTGTATGCCATTTTTACGAAGCAACTCCATTCCACCAAGAACGGAAGACATTCCGAGTCCAGCTATTTTTTCATCATACATCGGGATTGCAATTACAACCCTTTTTTCGGGTATTGTAATCTGTGCTTTTTTCGTAAACGGTATTTGTTTTCTATTACCTGAGAAATGTTTTTTAGAACCCATGCCATCACCCCTTGTTGATGTTGTAATGTCCGCCACTCATAATTACTTGATCTTGCTGCAAATATGTCGGTCTCATATTAACTCTCTTTAAGTCCGAAAGAAGCCTTATGGCTTCATCGTAAATGGCGTCACCGGTATTTAATGAAACCCCGTATTGCGGAGCTATTTTTACAGCAAGGTTATAAACAAGCGCAATCTCGTAACCTGGAGGAAGAGAAACTACTTCAGTCATTTCAGCAAATACTGCTAATTGCTTTTGTTGCGTTACAACTACGGTAAGGTTCTGATTTGGAACAGGGTAAAATATAAATTCGCCATAGGGATACTTCGGAGTGTACAACACATATTCAGGCATATCGCCATATTCGAATTTGTCATATATTCCAGCCCAATATTGCTGGTTTTCAATGATCAGGCACGGATGATCATTTCTGCTACTATCGCGTATCTGAACAGCGGTAAGTTTCACCGGTCTGTCTGAATCAAACGCCTGCCCTGATCCAATCAGATATGTAGACGTGCCTGTTGTGATTGAAAAGGTTTCGGTAATCAAATAATAGCAAATAAGCCCCTGGGTGTTCCAGTTGCTTAGTATCATATTAAGAAAACTAAATGCCACATTTGCCTCTTCTGCCGCAACAGGCATCCCTATACCATCAAGATTAAGCAAATTACGCGCATTTTTAATTATGTCGAGAGGTGTCATTTATTACCAATCCTTTGTTTTTATTGGTCTTCCACGTACTGCGTGTATTGCGCTTGGTGCTTTTGTGGCTACCCTTACCGAATCATTTCTTTTTTCCGCAACACCAACGTTAAAAGCTGAGTAGTATTTTTTTTCGTCTTCTTCGCACCATGCTGTAGTACCGGGCTGTCCTTCAACCTGAACCCATTTAGGATAACTCATATTACTTTTCCCCCATTCTGCAGAACGTTTCCATAGTGACCTTTTTTATGAAGCGTTCCTATGTGAACAAAATTTATCATGGGTTCACAGTAAACTTTTATGCCTATATCATTGCACACTTTACAAAAATATACATCTTCTCCCCACCATCTGTTGTCACAATCGTTCAAATGTAGCTGCCCGGTAGTAAAAAACTTTATTTCTCCGGTGTCATCTATTCTTTCAGGATATTTTTCATAAATTTTACCAAAAACACTTCTGTTTATTCTCATAAACCCGGTAGGAACGAAATCGCATTCTACCAACCCTTTTTCATAATCGGTTACCGGGAATTTATTTTCATCGATTTTTATTTTTACCGGGAACCCATCTGTAGTTTCGGATCTGTATGGATATGCGCCACCGACCACGCCAACATCGTTTCTCATGAGTTTTAGCATCGCATCGCTATCAAATGATAAATCGGTATCAACAAAAATCAGGTCGGTATAGTTAGTCTTAAGAAACGCATGTACAATATGGTTTCTTGCCTGATCAATATATGGGTCACCGAGCTGAAATAATAAGTTTGTTTCATGCCCTGCTTTCTCAAGCTCTCTAATGTTCATGAATATGGATGCCATACATATAGCATGAACTTTCGAATCGTATGCCGGGATACCAATACAGATTTTACTCATTTTTTTATAGCCACCAATCCGAAGCAAAAGGTTTCGGTTTCATCGACCTGCATATATATGCACTTAAAATTACCTTTATAAATATACCTGTAATCGGTTCTCATAGTTGTTCCGCAATCCTTGTATGCGTCCTGATCAAGAAAAGAAAGCGTTCCATCAGTTATTACCCTGGTATGCCCTGGGTCACCAAGCGCCCACATACTATTCCACCATGGAACCGTAGCAAAAAATAATCCTTCGTGCTTTAATATTCTCCAAAAATCATTAAATTGTCTGAAAAAGAAGGTACTATCGCCCTGTATTCCGCAATGTTCAAGCACGTTGTACGCATGTATTTCATCGGCGCTGTCATCAGAAAAAGGGAGCGGGATATTGTTAATATCCCACTCCACATCTGGTTTTGTATCCTTGTTTATGTCCACAGTACAAAGGTCTTTCCATACTTTCCTTCCGGAATTCATACGACGAGACTTATCGTGTCCACATCCAAGGAGAATATCCATTAAGCACAAAGTCCAAGGTTTTTAAGTAACGTCTGAATTTGTGTTACCGCAACAGATACACTTGATGCCACCGTAGATGACGTTGTAGTAAGCGCCGTTACCGTTTGCTGTACAACCGGAGTTGCCCCGAAGAAACCCACTTTGCTTGTTGCAGAACTTCCTATATATACCCCGTCAGGAGCATCATATCCAAGATTCTGCATCGTTGTTATTGTCTCCAACATAATTTATTCCTTTCGTTCAAGTTAATTTTGTCATTCAGTTATTAGGTCAAAGGTCCCCATACCCTGCAAGCCGCATCCGGATAAAGCTCTTTCCAGCCATACAGCAAATCAATTCTGCACGGGATCTGGTCGGACTCAATTGAATACTGCCGGACAATCCGAAGCGAAATTCCTTCGTAATTCTCCCTTGCAGCGAAATGAACACCCTGCGGCATCTCCAGATCACAGGTAACAAGGGAGAAGGCATCCTGCCAGTACACAAGGTTTTGAGGATACGAGTATGAACCAACACCGACGAAGGTAATTGTCTTACCGCTTGTAGGATACGAATCAACGTTTTTATTTGCACCTGAAGCATACGGAGCAGGCCAAATAGGAAGTGCAGCAGCAGTCGTCCCGGTTGCGGCATAATCAGCGGTCACAACGAACTGACGAAGCGATCCGGTTGATTTTCCACTCTGAGGATTAACTGCGTAGCAGTCCGCCACGGTAAAAACGTCACCTTTTGTGAAAGTGCAACCAGAATTAGTGTCGAGATCAAACGTTGTTGCCCCTGCGGTTGCTGTAGTTCCCATAGTGGAACCACCAGTTGTTCTGGTACCGCATGTATGCGAATTCACGTTCTGATCCATCTTGAACGTCAGGCCAAGCGCATCACCCATAGCACCCTTTTCGAACTGTCTGCTGATAGTTCCAGCAGGATTCAACAGGGTAGTAAGGCCATTTACTGTAGCAGCCTGAGCAATTGGATTAATAACAGCATAACGACGTCCCGACTGAGGAGTAGCAAGTTCGTTGAGCTTGGCATTTGCGTACAAATAAGGTTTTGCGTTTGCCGGGGGTGCCACACTTGCAGTATCACCAACGGAATTAGCAACTGTCTGATACGCAAGGGTAAGGCCGTCGTAATCAACCTTGTTCGCCAAGGTTTCAACTGCCCGGTTCACATACCTTTCCATGAAGTCATCAATTGTCAACGTTAAATCAGCCGTAGGGAACGTGAAACCAACATGCTTTCTCGTTGATACGGTAAAAGTTGTTGAACTTTCGGTAATGTCCTGCACCTGAAGTGCTGTACCATCAGAAACGGTAAACCTGTTCGGCTTCCGTATCGTGAGGGTAGGACCGATTTTACCGGAAAGAGAAGCGCCAGTATTCGCGAACTGCGAATCATACTGACGGTTTGCACCCTTGGCAAACACAAGATTATTCACGAAAGCCAGTAAAGCCTTTCGTGTTATGATAGTAGGACTCAATACTGTAGTAGACATGCTTTAACCTCTTTTCTTTTTCTGTTGTTCCGCGTCCCACGCAGCAAATTCTTTCATGGTCATTTTTTCGGGATCGCGTTCTACTGAAGCCCTTCCACCTCCCGGTTTCCTTGGTTCTGGAACATAGGGAACCTTTGGCGGCGGATTTTGTTTCGATAATAATTTACTTTCAATCGCTCCAATCATTTTGGCCGCTCTTATAGGATTAGTTTTGCAAACCTCTCCTATTTTTTCGTACTCTTCAGGGTTTGACGCAAGATAATACCTGAGTTCCGCATTAATATCGGAATCAACAACAGCATCAACCGCAGCACCTTGAAGCGCAACCTGTGGAGCATCCTCAATCACATCGTAGAAGTCGTGATGGCTCTTGATAAACTCCCTGTCTGCGCTTCCGCTTTTTGCCTGTACTGTAACAGATTCTGCCTCTCTCTTTGCTATTTTCGGTATCTCTACCGCGAGAGCTTCATTATAATCTGTCAGCGCGTCAAGGTACTCTTCGACCGTTTCGAATTGATCACGTTTTGGCCTTCCTCCTTCTTGAGGTGCAGGGAGAGTTGCTCTGGTACGAACTTCTTGTTCATAAAAATCCGCCTTTGCCTTGTACTCTGCACGCTCTTTAAGTAACTTTTCCCAACGTCTCTGATCATGACGTTTCTTCTCCTGTTCTTTTCTCTTGTTCTCTGTATCGGTAGATGGTTCACCACCTTCGCCTTCACCAAGGTTGTCATCGTTATTGTCCGATGCCGGTGTCTCGACTGCAGAATCACCCTGAGAAGTTCCAGGATCAGTTACTTCGGGTTCAGTTTGTTGCTGTTCAATTGTCATTGCGTACCCCTTGTCTCTTCCGCTGCATTCCGTGCAGGTGCGGTGCCTGTTTTTTGTAACATGGTCTCTAT